AATTAAATGTTTATGTACTAATAAATTAGTCTTCATTTAACGCCAAATATACTAAAATTCCTATAATTACAATAGCTAGGCCCAATGTTTCCATTAGTTCTTCATTATCAATTTCTTGATGGTTTTACTTCCATCTATATTGATATCAATTTCTACATCTGTTTCTATGCATTGTATGTCTTTATTAGTCATACTCATATTACGAGTAATTAATCTTTTATGTTTTAAACATTCAGATATGGAGTCTTGAATTCTATGTTCTACTAATTTGTCATTCATAAAAAATAATAATACTATTGCTGTTTCAATCATTTTTTTCTCCAATATTCAGTTATTTGTTTCCACTCACATTCAAAATCTTCACAAGTATAATCATATTCTTGGAAAGTCCCTGCGTTAATGCCCGTTTCCATTTCCATTGCTAAATTGAATATCTCTTGTTGCGTCTTTAAGCTTTTCAACATCTTTTTTTAGTTTTTCAATTTCCTTTTCAGCCTGCATAAGCATAACTTTAACGTGCAGGTTTTCCTCTAATATTTTTTGTTGTTTCTCAGTATCTTCTGCTAATGACTCTAACAGAAAAAACTGTTCCTTATCGACAGGTATTTGATCTGCCTTCTTTAGTAAATCTGCTTCCATTAACTGAAGTCTTGTCTCAAGTGTATTGATAGTATTAGTCATACCAATATACATATACACAGCAAAACCTGCTGCGGCTATGATAGTCACAATTGTTTTAATATCTGTTTTTACAGATGTGTCTTCAGTTATCTTGGACATTAGTAAAAATCTTTAAATACCCAATCTACAAATTTTTTCCATAATTTTTTAATCATTGGTCTCTCCTTATTAATTTGTTTTAACAAATCTTCTTCGTTGTGACAACAATTTTTACATTTACAATAATCTTCACAAGAAGAATCACTCACATAATATCCTTGTCCTTTACAATGACATTTGTGATTACATTTTTTACATATTCTTTTCATTTTCATTTACCTCATAAAACATTTTATCAGAATCTTCAGTTACCCAATCTCTTCCTTCTACATCCCAAACACTAGATTGCACCTTATAGTCTGGCCATTCATTGCTTGTTGTGTAATTATTTATATGCCAAATGATTCTGTTATTTGGCTGGGCAGCATAATTTCCATTATCTAATGCAATTATGTGTGCACATTTGTGCTCTTGCGGAATTTCAGAATGTTCCGTATTTAGTATATTAGTCTCTGGGTGAGCCCAGTCAATAGTAAATAAATATTGACCAGTATAAAATTTTTTATCTTTTCCAAGATATTTACCTTCTACACCAGCTAAAAAATCAAAAGTATGAACGCTAGGCCAATAACTAAAGCAATTCCATAATTGAAGCTCATCGACGCGCATATTCGGAACTTGGCTTCTTGAAAAATTTTTTTGAAAAAACGCAGAAATCGGTAATCTATAGTAGACAGCGCCATTCGGTAACATAATGTGAAATAATAACGCACGGCCTGAAATAGAAGCAACACCGAAGATAATACATTCTTCACTTTCATCTTGATGTTTTTTAAGATCATAAAGATATTCCTTCCTTACATTGCAATAGATCGGTGGTATGTTTGCATTTAAATAAGCCATAATTCCTCATCATTTTATTTCTCCCCAGTTAGGGCCAGATTCATAATCTACTTTGTTTGGAACTTCTAGATCTACTGCTTGTTCCATTATTTCTTTTATTATACCAGCTTGTTTATCTGATTCAATTGAAAAATCTAATTCATCGTGAATTTGTATATGTGCTAAATATCCTTCTTTATACAAATCAACCATAGCTTTTTTAGTCATATCTGCAGCTGAACCTTGAATTAATTTGTTTAATGCTTTGTAAGTAAACGCTCTTCTATGACCATTATTATACCAATAATTTTTTTTAGGTTTACCTTCACTATCTTTAATAATATTTCCATCTTCATCTTTTAAATGTGGTCCCATATTTTTTAATTCTAACATTGTTTCGTGATCTTCTGCAGGAACAAAAGTACCCCATTCTGAACCTCTCAATATTGGTTCATACTTTGGAAATCTACATCTTCTACCTAATAATGTTTTTATTCTACCTTTGTTTTGAGCAACTGACATTACACCATTCATTAATTGTTTAACAAATGGAACTCTGCTGTGATAAATATCAAATAATTCATTTGCTTTTTCTTTTGAAACATTTAATTCATTTTGTAATTTAGCTTTACCCATACCATAAAATAAACCTAAGTTAATTGTTTTAGCTTCTTTTCTATCTATTTGTGCCATATCAGCTACTATTTGATGAAAGTCTGTTGATGGATCGTTTTCATAAGAAGTAGCTATTGCTTTAGCTGTTTCATAATTAAATCTTAATGCATAGTGTGCAACTAATCTTGGTTCTTGTTGTGAATAATCAAATGTTCCCCATTTACAATTTTCTTCTGGTATAAATAAACTTCTAATTAAAGGACCTGTATCTGGATCTCTTGCAGGTATTTGCTGTAAGTTTGGATTATGATAGCTAAATCTTCCTGTAACTGTTCCTCCTTCATCAGATCTTATTTGATTAATATCTGCGTGGATTCTACCTTTGTATTCGTGATCTAATATAGTATCAATAAATGTCGTACTAACCTTGTTTATTTTTCTTGCTTCTGCTATCATACGAACTATCGGATCAGTATGATTAGAAATAAAATTTTTAGTAAATGATGGCGCATTTGATTTCTCAGTTGTTGCATAAGGTAAATTTAATTTATCAAAAACTTGTGCAATACTTCTTGCAGCCCATATCTGAGGTTCTATTCCTGTTGCTTTTTTCACTTGGAATAATAATTCTTCTTCTTTTTTGGTTAATTCTTTTTTTAATTGATTTGCTTTTTCAACATCTACCCGGACGCCTAGGAACCTCATATCGACTAGACAAGGAAAAAGATCAGTTTCAAGATTAAATATATTTTCTAAATCATCTTCAATTATTATTTTTTCTAAATGATGCCAAAGTTCTAATGTTAGTGCTGCATCTTCTTCTGCATATGCACCAACTTCACTTGCAGGTAACTTCCACATATCAGCTTTAGGATCTAATCCTCTTTCTTTAGCTGCTTTGTTAAGTAAAGTTTCATTTTTACCTTTATTTAAATAAACCCAAGACAATGCATTTAAAGTATAATTAAATCTATTTTCATCAATCAAGGATGCTGCAATCATTGTATCTATTATTCTACCATTTATTTTTATACCCATAGACTTAATCCAACATACGTCATACATTGCGTTATGAAATATTTTTGTAGCAGGTGATTCACAAATATCTTTAAACCAATTTAAAACTTTATCTCTGTCCATATTTGGACCTTCACCGTGAGCTATTGGAAAATAATTTTTATATCCATCTACAGCTACTGCTATTCCTACCACTTCACCATTACCTTTAATGGACCCTGAACCCAGACTCTTTAAATCTGGATCTCTTGTTTCTAAGTCTATTGCTATTTCTTCTGCGTTTCTTAAATCAGGATATTCTGTAGGTGCTACCCATTCTGTAGTTGGCATTAACATTATTTTTTATTCCTCATATCTTTTATTTTTTTAATTTCTAATTCACAATAGTGAATTATTTTTTCTAAATCTTCTATTCCATTTTTATTCTGGTACCTACAAACGTACTTCACAACATTACCTTGGAAGAAGCTGAGATTATTTTTAGATATAAATTCATACGGTTGTATGTGAAACGATTTATAGTGACTCCCGCCTATTTGTTTTTCTTGAGGAAAAGCACTTTTAAATATAGATTTGTCTGTCATTACTTTAATACCTCCATTATATTAATTATGAAATAAGTCAATGTTACTATTATAAATATATCGCTAGTTAGTATTTTCATTTTTATCCTTTTGTTAAGTGGTAGTCATTGATTTGACTGAGTATGAATGAAACAGGGATTCGAGAAGTCAAACCAACTTCGCTAACCAGGCTCGATGCTACCACACACCGTTTAGGAAAGTTCTCTATCCCATTCTGTTTATACATAGTGTATAATTTTTTAAAACTTGTATTCATTTTTTTTATTCTTAGCTTTTAATTTATATAGATCATCTCTTGCACGAGTTGATCCAACGTACCAAACTCTATGTTCTTCATCATTCTTATCGTCACTTTTTTTTGATGATTTCTTAACTGTTCTACCTAAATCTAAACAAAGTATAACATTATCTTCTTCTCCACCTTTTGCTGCGTGTATTGTGGATACCCATATCCTAGCTGGTTTGTCTAGGTCTTCACCATTTTCCAACATATTTTTTATATACTGTCTGTCTGCTAATTTTGATTCTTCAAATGCATCAACCCATTCTACTTCGTTATTCCATTTATCTATTGGTAAACCGGTAAATTCATTTATATCTTTTATTTCTTTTTCATCTAATTGTATTCCTCTACACCAAGAATTGTAGTTAATTGATGAATTATATAACCTAACTTGAAAACTCTTGCCTTTATTGGTTTGATAGTATAAATTTCTTTTCCTTAATTCTTTAGTCATTTCAACTAATCTATGTATGGTCCTGGTTAAAATTAACCATTTACCTTTGGTTAAGTCTACTTGATCTAAATTATTTATTCTTTCTGATTTGCCTTCAAAGTCTCTTGGATAATATAATTTTTCTTTTCTTAGTCCTCTAATTTTTTCTAATGGTAATTGTGATTGCTCTTGTACGGCTTTTGATATTCTTTTTGAATATTTTAATACTCTTTCTTTTCCAGGTTCTTGAATAAATCTATTTACATCTGCGCCTGCCCAGGCAAATATAGCTTGGTCATCATCACCAGCTAAATAAATATCATCTGAATATTCTTTTAATTTATCATATAATTTCCATTGTAATGGAGATAAGTCTTGAGCTTCATCTATGAATATAGCTTTAAATCTAGGTAAATCTTGTTTTTGTAAAAGTCTTTCAATCATATCATTAAAATCTAGTTTACCTGTAATTCTTTTATATTCTTTTAAATTTTTATCTAAGTTATTTAAAATAAACCATTTAACTTCTTTTCTATTATGTTCATTCCTGTCGTATTCTTCTCTAACTGTAGTACATCTATTGATTGCTCTACCAATCATTTTAAAATATGGACTTTCAATATTTAAATAAAATATTTCCTCTTTATTAAATTTATCATAATACTTAACTTTTATGTTTAGTTCTTTACCTATACTTATATAATCTTCTGGTTGCATAACCATAGTGTCATTTAAATCTAATTGTTGAAATGCAAATGAATGAAGAGTTCTAAAGTAAACAAGTTTATCTTCTTCTGCTGGCATTCTTTTTTTAGAAATTTCTGCTGCCTTTTTTGTAAAAGCAAAATAACCTATTTGATGTAAAGGTGTTCCAATTCTTATGTAAGCCTTGGCTCTACTAATTAATTTATGAGTTTTACCTGTTCCTGGTGGACCAAAATATTTATATATCATTTCTATCCTTATAATCTTTTTTAAAATGACACATCCATAGCCAATTCCAAAAAGAACCTTGCCATCTACCAAATCTATTTAACCAAGATTTATCTTCCATATTTTCTATTTCTTCTATTTCGTGTTGAATCTGAAGTTTTTTTCTTTCTTCTTTTGGTAACGACATAAATATTCTGTATGCTTTTCTATTATTTATCATATTAAATTATCTCCTCTTCTTGTTTAAATTTTGCTATTTCTATAACGTCTTCATCATCTTGATCTTTCTCAAACAAATATAATGGTATGACTGCACATCCACTTACACCTGGATATGATTTACCTGTTTTTTTATCTTTGCCTGGAAATCTTTTTTTCTTATCAAATTGTGGTTTTGGTAAATCTGCATCTTCTTTTTCAAACATTTTTTCAATCATATAAGAAGTTCTTGATGAATCTTTTTTCCATTCATTATCTTTTAAATCATTATAAAATTCGTCATAAACAAAATATGCATAGGTATCATCTTTTAGTACGTTTCCACTTTTAAAAGAATTGTAACTAGTAGCTTGAGTGCTATGAATATAATGTTTTAAATGTTTCTTTAATATTTCAATTGGTGTGGTTCCTGGAGCCGGTTGCACAGTATCTTGAGTCGCTAATAAATTTTTTATGATCTCATAAAAATCCATAGATTTTATTGGAGGAGGAAGTTCATCAGCTTGTGCCATAATCAAACCTCTTAATTCTTGTTGATCTTTTATTTCATTTTTATTTCTAGCGTGCACAGAAACAGTTTCACCATCATCTCTTTCAACATCAAAATAATATTCTGGATCAGGTTTAAAATCTATTTTGACTAAATTAGTAAGTCTTGGCCAAGTAATTTTTTTATCAGATAATATTCCAAAACTTCTTTTTATACATTCCGATTTAATACACACTGGTGCTAATAATTGATCGTGACAAGTATGTCCTTTAGTATCTTTCTCCCAATTTTTAATTTTCTTTTTGATGTAGTCATCTGTCCAAGTTTGATCAAACTCAAAATAATTTCTACCAGCTTGTAATACTTTATTTTTCCAACCATCAGGATATTTCTTTTTAGCAAAGACCATATAGTTATATAAAAATCTATCTCTACCATCAGTCATTTTATTTTTACTTAATATTTCTAAACAAGGTGGACCATCTTTAAATTCATCTGCACCTCCAGTTAATTCATTTCTAATTATTGAGTTAGACATTTCTTTTAATTTTTTTGAATCAACCTGATTTAATTCAACACATTTTAAAAATAAATCTAAACTCATTTCTTTACCTGAAGGATCTAATGCAACTCTTTCTGAACCATTGAAGTATGGAAGATTTATAAAATTACCATTTATCTTGTCTCCTTCTATGTTGCTTCCTAGTTTAGTTTGTTTTGGAAATATTTCTGTAGTAATTGGTAGATTAAATAAAAATAATATTTCTTCTAAAAAATCTTTTATCTCTCTTGCTTTTACAAATTCTTTCATAAAAACATATAAATGAAGTCCATTACTTTTTGATTTAATTGGTATTAGAGGTAATTGTTTTTCTTGAATTACTTTTAAATAAAATTCTATATCTAAATCTTTATATACTTTTGGATCAATATCTATTGCACCAAATCTTGCATAACCATTGTCATCACAAGGTTGTATACCTATTGATTTTTTTCCATTTAAATGAAGTTTGTAATCTTCATCAGTGATTGATTTTCCTGACCAACCATAATCACCTGAATGAAATTTTATTTTCCCAGTGTTTGGATCTTTATAACCATTACTTATATTACAAAAACCGTAATTACGTTTTAATCCAGTAAAATATTTTATATACGTATCTGTCATAAACTCTTTCCATTATGGAGAGGCGGCCGCAGTCTCCCGTTGCCGCCTCTTCTTGCAAGTATTCACTTAGTGAATTAGATAATGTCCTCAGTTTTAGGACCATTGCTTTTTTCATATTCTGGTTTAACAGCACCTTTTGACACAGTCTTTTGCAATTCCTTTGCCATTAAATATAAATCAGCATCTTGTTTTTTATTTACATCTAAAGATCTTGCCATAGATGGTTTATAAACGTGCCAACTTTTACTTCCTGCTGTTTTCCCAACAGTTTTTAAATTATAAACTGCTGCATATGCTGCTGGATTGTAAAGACCTTTATCATCCTTAAATCTTAGATTTTTAATCAACTGATTTAATTCTCTAGCGGGAGTTAAGTTAGAAGATCTCATTGTAATCACTGCAGGTCTAGGTTCATCACCTAAAACGATCACATAAAAATATGCGGTCTTCTCTACATAATTACCATTTGATAATCTGTACTTACCGTTTCGTTCTTCAACGGCATCCTCTGGTTTTGATAAATGTGTTGTAACAGGTGGAGCTGCTGTGTCTCCCATTTCCTGCCATTCTGGATATCTTGTTTGAACGTGAGAAACAATTATATCCACGCCTTTTTGTCCATCAACTAAAGCACCCAAACCTTTGGCATATATCATACCAGGTTTTGCACCTTGAACGTATTTAGAATCGTTCGCATTACATTCAGGGGATAGTTGATGTAGGATTTTTAAAATCGGAGTTGACATATCATCCGATTTTATTTCTTCGCTACCTCTTCCAGAATCACTTCTAAGATTGATAGCAGCTAATGCACCTGCACTAGCTTTATTTGTCATAGCATTTGTATTTGCCATATATATTTGCTCCTTATTTTTTATTTTTTATTTTTAAAATGCGTTTGATTTCCATCAAACGTACTAAATAGTTCTTCAGGAACTTCACGACCTTTGTCCTTCCAGTCCTTCATAACTACTTTGAGTGAAGCGGGATGAACACTTTCTTTTTGAGAAGGTTCAAATCCACGCTCCCTCGCAAGGTTGACATAGTCAATAGCCTTGTTATCTTCGTTTTGACCAAAGTTTACTGTGATTTCATTTTTCACAATATCACCTAAGCCATTTGCTCGAAGCCAGTTTATCGCTTCAATTTTTTTATCAGCTCTAATTGAAGCACTATAAATTTTTTTAACAGTTAATTCTGAACCATCTTTAAGTTTTAAAGATTCTAAATTCATATCTTCCATTAATTTTGGAATTACTACACAGCTAAAATATTTTTCATCTTCTTTTAAATCTTTTATCTGTGATTCTAAATTAACTATTTGATTTTGTATTGTTTTTAATTTCTCAACTTCTTGAGAAAGTTTTTCCGGATCAAGGTTATCTGTTTGATCTGGTGCATCTTTACGTAGATCTATTATCATAGTCATCTCCTATTTTAACTTTTTAACTTTCATAATGTAATATTAAACACTGAAACGTGTTTTGTCAAGACTATTTTTGATGAATATTTATTTCTATGGGATAATATGTTTTTTCTTGTCTGTCCCATTTTAATAATTTAAATTTACCTTGTGTCATTTCTGAGGCAATAGCACAAGTAACACCAATAATAGCTGGATCACCATTTAATAATAAATAGTCATTTTCTGTAAAATCTTTTAATTTTTGTCTAATTGAAAATATAAAAGGACCTGGTGAAAACATTATTTGTTCTAATGCTCTAAACATAATCTTAATTTCGCCATATTTTCTAGCGCCCATAATATTATATTTGGGTTGTCCTGTTTCTCTGTCTATTGGAATATCCTGTAATAAATAAACAAAATTACTACTACCGATTGTTTTTCCACTTGTTTTATAAAATTGCATATTGACTTTTTTCTTTTTTAATATAATATAATAGTTAGAAAGAAATGTAAACAGTTATATGAATTATAAGTTTAAGACTAAACCATACAAACACCAATTAGAAGCCTTAGAATTATCTTGGGACAAAGAAAATTTTGCTTACTTTATGGAAATGGGTACAGGCAAATCTAAAGTATTATTAGATAATGCCGCAATGCTTTACGATAAAGGCCAGATAAATGGCCTCCTTCTTATAGCACCAAAAGGTGTTTATAAGAATTGGTATGATCAGGAGGTGCCAACGCATCTACCTGATCATATCTACCATAAAATGGTTTTATGGAAAACTTCAGATAAATCTAAAAAACAAAAACAAATATTAAGTTCCTTATTTGAACAAGGAACTGATTTACATATTTTAATTATGAATGTTGAAGCTTTCTCATCAGGAGATGGAGCACAGTTTGCATATAAATTTTTGTCTTGTCACAAATCAATGATTGCAATTGATGAATCAACTACAATAAAAACTCCAACATCAAATAGAACTAAAAATATTTTAGCATTAAGAGAACACGCTAAATATAGAAGAATATTAACTGGTTCTCCAGTTACTAAATCCCCATTAGATTTATTTTCACAATGTCAATTTCTTGATCCTTGGCTCCTGGGGCACGATTCTTATTGGACATTTAAAGCTAGATATGCAGTTACTAAAAAAATAGAAGTTCAAGGTAGAAGAGTTGAAATAGTAGTAGGTTACAGAAACCTTGGAGAATTATCAGATAAAATAAAACCTTTTTCAAGAAGAGTTTTAAAATCAGATTGTTTAGATTTACCAGAAAAAACTTATGTTAAACATTCTGTTGAATTAACTAAAGAACAAAAGAAAGTTTATGAACAAATGAGAAGAGAAGCAATTGCATTTTTAGATGGTAAAATGCAATCTTCTGCAACTGTTATGACTCAATTAATGAGATTACATCAAATTACTTGTGGTCATTTTACAGCTGATGATGGTTCAATAAAAGATTTACCTTGTAGTAGATTATCTGAGTTAATGAATATTTTAGAAAACATAGAAGGTAAAAGTATTATATGGTCCCACTATACTCACGATGTAAGAAGAATCATTGCAGAAATTAAAAAAGTTTATGGTGAAGAATCTGTTGTAGATTACTATGGTGCTACAGATACAGACGCTAGATCAGTTAATATTAAAAAATTTCAAACAGATGAAAAATGTAGATTCTTTGTTGGTACTACACATACTGGTGGTTATGGTATTACATTAACAGCTGGAAGTAATATGATTTATTTTTCTAATGGATATGATTTAGAAAAACGTCAACAGTCTGAAGCTCGTATTGATCGTATTGGACAAACTAGAAAAATGACTTACATTGATATTATTGCAGAAGATACTGTAGACGATAGAATAGTAAAAGCTCTTCGTAATAAAGTTAATATTGCAACAGAGATATTAGGAGAAGAATTAAAACAATGGATATAAAAACAATAACAGTATTATTATTACTATCTACTGGAGAGATTGAATATAAAGAATACAAGATAAAAGAATCTTGTGAAAATTGGTATATGAACAAACTAGTTCATATAGATAAATACAATATTAATTTAATAGAAGGTATGCCTGCGTTAGGATTTTATTGTGGGGCAGTAAAGACCGCCCCAAAATAATTATTTAATTTTAATATCTAAAGGTTTGATTTCTTCTGGTTCATTAACACCTAACTTCACTGTTAATACACCATCTTCCATCTCAGCTTCATTAACAACTACATCTTGATGTAAAGAAAATTGTTTAAAGAATTTTCTAGCTGCTAAACCTTTTTCAATGTAGTCTTTTTCTTTGTCTTCTACTTGACCAGAAATAGTTAATACACCGTCTTTGTATTGAACTTTAACATTCTTCTTATTGAATCCTGCTAAACCTAATTCAAGACCGTATTCACCTTTTCCGTATTTTACTACATTGTAAAATGGAAACGATTGAGCTTTTGACCAACTATCAAAGATAGAGTCAAACGTATCACCAAACATTCTGTCTGAATGATCCCAAACGTCTTTATTGAACTTATTGATTATGTCTAATGCTGTCATATTATTCTCCTTATATTAAGCAAGTTTAATAGGCCACGTTATTGTGCACCTGACAGTAATATAGTTATTTTTTATAAATCTACAAGTCCTGTTTCTCTATTTAGGTACTTATATTCTATCTTGCGTATATCAAAATCTTTGCTAATTTTATTACATATTTGGTGTGGATCAAATTCACCACAAGAATATACATCAAATTGCATTAATGCAGGATTAACCTCGTCCCAGACGTGCATTACAATATGTGATGTTTCAATAATCGCTGCACCTGTAATTCCTCTATTGCCTGGTACATCGTGATATTTTACATATGGACCCATTAATACTTTCATATTAATCGAATCAATAAAATCTTTTAACCAATTAGTTAAAATTTCTTCATCCATCGGTGGACGTACTGCTTCTGCTCTAATGATTAAATGTTTATGTACTAATAAACTATTTTGCATAATCTTATCTTTCTTATTTTATTATACTACCAAAAAGTATAAATACTTCAAGAGCAACGACCCCCACCGCTGCTAAGATTACCCAATAGATTTTGTCTATTTGACCGCCCAATTTTTCAATATCTCTATGAATATGTTCTTGTGTGATCTTCAAATGATAAACTTCTCTTTTAACACCTTTAATGTGTCCGTGTAAATCTATGATGTGCTCACCAGTTGTTTTGGGCTGTTTCATTAAGCAAGTCCTCTCTGTTTAAGTCTCATTATCTTTTCTTCTTCAGTAAGTAAAGCACTTTCTGTAGGAGTTAAACCTGTTGCCATTATATTGTTCCCTGAAGCCTGAGACAGGATGACTTGTGAATTAGGCATTGGAGTAATAGGCAATGGTGCTGTTGCCACTTCTTCAATTAAATAATCATTTAAATTTAAACCTTCTTGATATTCGTCTTCTAAATTTGGTTCATAACTAGAAGCTAAACCACCTCTTGCAAAATTCTGCGATTGAATGTTTCTTTCAAATGAACCATCTAACCTTAATCTATTCATATCTAATTCCATTCTTTTTAAAGTTGGTAGAACAGAAATGAATACATCAGAAGTACCTAAGTCTCTTGCAATTTCTCTAAATCTAGCTCTAATATCATCAGATGGAAAATAAGCATCAAAATTTCCTCTTCTTAATTTGTTAAAATTATCTGCTGATAATTGTCTATCAGCAAATTCTTGTCTTAATCTATTACTTGAAACACCAAGTATTTCAGCTGCATTTATGTTTTTGTGCATTTCTCTTTGCACATTAAATCTAGCTTTGTTTGATTGATAAAATGATGTAATAACATCATTAGGTTCAATTGGTCCACCTTTTAATATTCCAAAGAAACCTCCTGTAAATTCTCTTCTAGCATTACGAATACCTTGTTGATATTCAGCAATTTTAAATCCCATAGATCTTAATGGATCTACAGTTGTGGGTCTAAATCCAATTAAACCTGCTATCTGATCATCTAATTGTAAAAATTCTCCGGTCTTTGTAGGAGTTTCTGTTAGTGCTTGAATAATTCTTACACCTTGTTTGTATGATGGAGCAAGAGCTTCCATTAAATGAATAAACTTAATTGCTGTTCTATCACCAAGAGGTGTTTGATCTGTATATAATATTTTTCCATCTCTTGTTCTACCACCTCTTCCTGGAAACAATGGTAATAAATTTATATCTGCAGCTGCTTCTGTCCAAATAGATTCATCAATAAAAGGAGCAGCTAGTTCAGTGATAGCTTCATCCGCTCCAGTCATAAATCCTTTTAATATTGTATCACCATTTTTAGTTGCGGAAATAATCTCATTAGCTAATGTTCTAAATGGTCTACCAATTAAATCGTATGCATTTGAATGACTGAAATCTACATATTTTAATTCACCTGTTTCTTCATCTCTTATTGGAACTAATGTAGAATTTCTTGACCATTCAGGAACGAATTGTCTTAAAGCTTTTAATTCATCTTCAGTTACATCATATAAAGCTTGTGCACCAGCTACTGTTAGTGCAGGTACTGCATTTAAAGTAAATGCCATTCCTGTTGCTCTAGTTACACCAATGCTATACATTGGATTGTTATTTTCAACAAAACCTTTTCCTTTTATGTAAACCATAGGAGCAATATCTGTTCCCACAATAATCTCACCTTTAAGCGGCTTATGTTTCATTTCTTTAATGGCTTGCTCTGCAATATTAACTGTAGATCTAATCATTTCAGATGGAAATGACATAAAGTTACCAACAGGTAGTAATCTTGCAGTTCTAACTACATCTCCAACATATGCATAATTAGGAACTGTATTTCTAACAATTGCTGCAGCTTCTTGTTTTAATTGTCTTACAAATTCTTCATCATCAGGATTAAATTTTATTTTTTTTCTTGCTGCATCTTTTATATAAGCATTTTTTCTTCTATTTAATTCAACAAAGTAATTTGTTATTTTCCAAAAATCATCTTCTGCAACATATTTACCTTGTAAATATTCTGGAATTTTTTTTAGTCTAGAAAGCATTGGATTTAAAACTGAATCTAAGTTAGATATTTTATCACCAAAATTAACATCTCTCATTAAATTTCTTAAATCTCCAATTTGAACCTGTGAGTTTACAACACCTAATTCTAGTAGTTCTCTATATGCTGATTCAAAATCAGCATCTTTAAATCTAGTTGCTTTTAAATTACCTACACCAGATATTTGCCAACCTTTTCTAAAAGCATCACCTAACAATTTTGGATTTTTAAATCCTTCAAATAATATTCCATTAGCTGCAGCAAATGCACCAGCACTTATTATGTTTCTTAAGTGAGTAGGTATTGAAAATACAGTTTTAGCTAATTGAGACGTTGCCTTTGGAAACAATAATAAATTTCTCCATAAGAAAGCTGCTCCTTTTTCAGCTGCAGTTGAGCCTTCTCTACCTCTAATAGCTGAAGTAAAAAATCCTTCTGTTATACCATTAGCTCTTAAAAGCCCTTCTGCAATTGGTCTTGTAGTATATCTAGTAGCTAAAGGATTAGCTATTTGACCAGCTTTAAAATCTAATAATTCACCAAAGACATCATCTATTTTAACTATTTCAACTGTTCTATTAGTTGCAGCAAAAGCTTCATCTTTTGTTTTCCAGAAACTTCCTATACCACCTTCTTTTTGAATTAAATCATTTTGATCAGCCATTTGTTTTAACATTGCACTTGTTCTGGCCATACCAGATAATTCAGTGATGGCATTAAATATTGAATATCTAGGATCACTCATTTCACCCAACAATTCTTTAATTACTTTTACAGGAACACCTGTTTCACTTATTACCTTTGAAATAAAACCTTTATCTTTACCAAAATCACTTTCTAAAGTTTTTCTTATGTAATCTGTGTCTGGCAGTCCTTTAACTTTATTCTTAGATTTTTTAATTCCATCTTCTAATATCTTGTCAACTATTTCCCTAGCTTCTTGATAATATTTTGTACTTCTTGGATTAAATGTAACGTCTTGATTTGCATCAGCTATTTGTTTTTGAAAAAATTTAGTTGCCTTTTCTTTTACTTCATCTGTAGGTTTATATCTTCCAAACAATCCTAAAAAAGGAGCATCTTCAAATATCTTATATGTATTCTTAACGGTAGATTTTATTCTATCTTGTAATATTGATTTTAACTCTGGAGCATTAAAACTGTTTGTTGTTTTAATTAAATTAGCAAAAGTATCTCTTGCTTCATCAACAACATTCATAAGTGAAAGAGCTGTTTCATTATCCACACCTCTTTTCTTTAAACTTTTTATAAACTTATCTGAATCTTTTGCAGAAGTTAATTTAGTTAAATCTCCATCTAAAATTAATTCATTTAATTCTTTA